GCCCCACACAGGCAATTCACCTGACTTGCGCCACGGTCTCTATCCAATGGGTAACTAATCCATCACTAAGGTCCTGTGTGGGGACAATTATATTGTAGCATAGGAAATGAGCAGTTTATAGACGACTGCTCAGGTCTATTAGCCACGAAGATTCGACTCCTGCTAACTCTCCACTCATAGGAGCATCCGTTGTAAAACCTTTTAAAGTCTTATATCGGAATGTTATCAATTATACTACTGAATTTCAATAGTTTTTGGTTTCTTTTCTTCTGGTATATGCTTTTCTAGAGTCACCTCTAATATACCGTTTGAAAATAGTGCTGATTCAACTTCCATATAGTCTGGCAAGTTAAATACTGTTGAGAACTTTCTTGCTGCAATCCCCTTGTGCAGATAGGTTACAGACTCGTCCTCTTCAACCTCTGATCTTTGGCCACTGACCTTTAGTTGATTATTTTCTACTGTAATCGATACTTCTTCTTTATCAAAGCCTGCTAGAGCAAACTCTAAGATAAACAACTCTTGCCCTACCTTAATTAAATTATAAGGTGGATAATTGTTTTGTGTTGTCCTAACTGTTTGATTGAATCGATTAAAGAATGGGTCATCTAAAAGACCCAGCATTGTTTCTACTACCATATTATTCCCCTTTCAAGCGAATAAGTTAATTCCCCCCATATTGGGCAGGTAACAATATTATAACATAGAAAAGCAGGCCTGTCAAATAACAAGCCTGCCAGTCTATAGTAAGATTACTTTACTTGATTAGTTGTCTTGCCTCCGCCAGATGACTTCTTTGCAGGAGCCTTCTTTGCGGTCTTCTTAACAACCTTTGCAGACTTAACTGCCTTATCAACCTCTTCAACTGAAGGCATTCTTCCGAATGCTGTGTCTGAAGGGTTTGCTGCTCTCAATACAACAGGTACAAGTGCACCAAGTAGTGAGTATGCTAGTGTCTGTGGATCTGTTACTCCAGATGCATACAACGCTGTTGCTGCACCAAGAACTGATCTTCCGTATGACGCTAGTACTGCTTTGATTTGTTCGTTCATTTTTTCCTCCTATAGGATATTTTATTTATTTACCAGCCTGTTGGCCAGCAAAACTTTTTCTTGATTCTACATACTGTTTTATAAATAAAACAATCTTTGTAGACTCTGATCTTGGGACTGCATTTATTAACAAGTGATTAATATTATCTTCTTCCAGCATTTGAATAAATTCATGAAAACTCTCATGTGTAAAGTATTCTACATCTTCTACAACTTTTGTAACGTCTCCTTTTTTCCATACGGGCTTCATGGCATGATGTGCTAAAGTTTCAAGTTCCTCTTTTGTTTCTCTAATGACTGGAGTCATTGCTAACATTATTTCAATGTCACCTCTTTCAAACTCAATCTTTAATGAAGGATCTTTGAGCCAGTCAGACCAAAATCCACGCTTATATATGCTGTATGGAAGGATAATTTTATTTTTATATTTTTTAACTGCATCAAAAACATAGTTGTTAGTCGTTGATATATAAACATCGAGTTGCTCTTCTTTCTTTTTGTTTTTTGATATCTCATCTAAACTTTCAATAAACTTAATAGTATAGTTTGATCTTTCAACTGAAGAAGATGAGTCGTTAACATCACCAACAATTCCACCAACATTGCTTTCATGGTCTTTGATGTATCCTGCAATTATATTTATTTGTAGTCTATCTTTTTGAATCTCGCTTATTGATTGATTGATAGCATATAGGTACTGTGGAGATATTGTATAAGGTCTAATTGCAATAAGGTATTTAATTTTTTCGTTTAACTTAATATCTCTGGCAACTCTAACGAACATATCTCCTTGTGTAGCATCATAGGTAAACATAACTCCATCAAAGTGATGACTATTTAGGGTAGATGTGTCTTCAAGTGTATCGTTTTCATTAAATGTCCCGCCAAAGTAATAAAATTTCATTATTTGTTTATTTCCCTATACTCTTCTGACTGAACATAGTCTCTAATAAAAGGTATTATTACATTATTTTCTTCTTGAGGAACAGCATTAATTAATAAATAGTTTATGTTATCTTTCTTCAACTGTTTAATAAATTCATGAAAACTTTTATGAGTAAAGTATCCCACATCATTAACTACTTTTGGTATTTCTCCTTTTTGCCATACAGGTCTTAATGCATAATTGTTTAAAGATTCTAGTTCTTCCTGAGTCTCTCTAATAATTGGTGTAATTGCTAACATTATTTGTTTGCTTGAAACATCTAAAGATTTATTATATTTTTTAAACCAAAGATTATCTTTGTATAAACTGTATGGAAGAATTATTTTATTGTTATATTTATTTACTGTGTCAAGAACTCTTGGATTTGTTGTTGTTACAAAAAAATCTAAAGGGGACCTAAGATTTTTTCCTGACTGCATTTCATTTAGTGTATTTAGAAACTCTGTCATGTATTTTCTTTTAGCAACTTTGTCTGATTGATCGTTTACCTCTCCAACAATTCCATTAAAACTATTCTCATGATCTTTTGTATATCCTGTAATTAAGTTTAGTTGAATCCTATTTTTATCTATCTTATTTAAAGAATCATTAATCATATAAAGGTATTGAGGAGATATTGTGTATGGTCTTATGGCAATTAAATATTTAATGTTTTTAGTTTCTTTTATATCTAATGCTGCCTTTACAAATATATCTCCTTGAGGGATATCATGTGTGAACATAACTCCAGAAAAATGGTGCTTTTCTAAATATGCTGGGGACTTAACAGATCCTTCTTCTCCAATTACTCCACCAAAATAATAAAATTTCATTTTGTCGCCTGACTATAGTGTAGATCACACAGTTCTACAATTCTGCTTTCAGAACTTGCCCAAATCTGTGTTCCCTCATCCTGGCACAACTCCTCTTCGCATATGAACATGCTAAGATTTTTAGTTGATTTAAGGACTATCATTACTCTATTTTATCATAGTCTTCTGGTAGTAGTTTCTTTAGTTCTTTGTATGCCACCGAAATTTTCTTCATTGAGTGGTAATGAGGATAAGCAGATCCAACCTCTCCATACTCATCAAAATATGCTATCTCTGGTTCTATATCAGTAATAAACTTATTTAGTGATGACTGGAAACCTTCTATATACTGATAAGCCCAATCTCTAGAATCTGAAACAAATTTTAAAAAAGCATCTGAGTCATTTTCTTTTTTTAACAAATTTCGTGCTGATGCTTCAAATAGTTTTTCAGCCAAGATTGTTTTATCTATGTGTGCTTGAATCAACTGTTTAGATATAACAGAAATCTTAAAATTAAACCTAATATTGTTTACTATCAAAGCAAAAAATAAGATTATAAAAAATGCAAAAGAAATAAATTCAATCATAGATCTTTACCGCCCTCTCTAACTAACAAAACAATTGCTCCATTTTCTTCAAGTGCTTTTTTTGTACGAATCATATACTCTACAGCCTCTTTTCTTTCTTCTCCTGAAAGACTCATAAACTGTTTTTCACTTGCTTTAACTGTTAAAAAATTGTCATGATCTACTATCTGAAGTTCAAAACCCTTTGGACCTTTGATAGAACGAAAAGCCATTCTCATTGAATCTGTATACATTTTATTGCTCCGTTGTTAGTCTTTGCCATGTGTTTGCCCAGTCTGATTTAGACTTATGCTTAGAAAACTCTTTAGAAATTTGCCCACCTTCAAGGTAAACTCCTCCCCAAACTCCCCATTCTTTTTGTGAAACTCCAACGGCAAAACACATCTTTGATACTGGACACACAGAGCATAGTTTATCTATTGCTGGTCTAAGCAATTCATCATCTTCATACTTTTCAAAGAATAAATTTGTATCGTAATCTAAACATAAAGCATTGTCTTTCCATTCATGTTTAGGCATGCTAACCTACAAACTTGTCTGGTATGTCCCATCCATTCTTAGAAGGTACAAAACGACGCTGTAGGTGCCACTTGCCATCTACGAATGCACCCTGTGGTGCTGTTCTACCCTTCTCAGAAGGATAAGTATTTACCACTGTCCATC